GCACAAGGTAATCCTCAAGCCTTACAAAAGATGGCTAGTGAAAGTAAATTTATGAGAGGAGTGAAAATACAAAATGAAATTTTTATAAACTCAATACTATCAGGTCCAGAAACACACGCTGTAAACATAATGTCCACTGCTTTAAATACACTAGCAAGACCATTAGAAAACACATTAGGTTCTGTTTCGGGTCAAGGATTTGATTCGATGCAAGCCATGAGAGGTGGTAAAGAACTTTATTATCTAATGTCATCTATTACAGATTCATTAAAAGCAGCAAAACAAGCATTTCAAATTGAGGATAATATTGTTAATCCTGGTGCAATGATACAAGAAGCTGATCGTTTTCAAATAAGAATGGAAGGAGATAAACCTTTAGCAAATATTATTAATACATTAGGCACTGTTGTTCGTTTGCCAGGTAGGTTTTTACTTGCAGAAGATGAATTTTTTAAACAACTAAACTTTAGAGCTTATGTAAAAGCAAGTGCTTGGGAGGATGGCATGAGAAAAGGTTTACAAGGTGCTGATTTACAAAAACACATACAGCAACAATTTGATGGAACTATTGAAATTGTTAATAAAAACAGCATGGCAAATGTTAAAGATAAGTCTGTTTTAGATCTATACGAAAAAGCACAGCAATATGCTGCTGAAACTACATTTACTGCTGATTTACCAGAAGATAGTTTGGGTGCTGCGATACAAGGAGTGTCACGACATCCGTTTGGTCGAATTTTTCTACCTTTTGTAAGAACACCAGTAAATATATTTAAAGCACAAGTAAGAAGAACACCTGGATTTAATTATGCTTTAAAAGAATATAGACAAGCACTTAGGAGTACTGATCCATCTGTGGCAGCAAAAGCAAGAGGTGAAATGTATTTGGGTGGTGCAATATGGTTAATAGCAGGTGCTACAGCATATTCAATAAATGATCCAATGTCTGAACTAGCAATTACTGGTGGTGGACCTTCTGATTTCAATATGCTTAATCAAAAAAGAGCTACAGGCTGGCAACCTTATAGCTTTAGATTTCTTTTAAAAGACGAAGATGGCAATGTAAGAATGGGTAAAGATGGTAAACCAAGGTATAAATATGTCAGTTTCAGAAGATTGGACCCCTGGGCTTCTTTCTTAATGATGGCTGCTGATGCAGCAGCTATTACAGGCGGTTTAAGTAAACAAGATCGTGATGATTTTGGTGTGGCTGCTTCTGTTGCATTAGGTCGTAACATTACAAACAAAACTTATTTACAAGGTATAACTGAGCTTGCTGATTTGCTAGGTAAGCCTTACAAAATGCAGCAATGGGTTGCCAGAAGACTTGCAGCAACAGTAAATCCTTTTAGTGCATTAAGTAGATCAGTTAAAAGAAACGTAACTTCTAATAGAGAAATATTAGATAAAAAAGTAAGAGCAGGTGATGACGGTTTTATATGGTTAAGAAAGTTTCATAATGAAATAAAAGCAACAGTTCCTGGTTATGGCGATTTACGACCAATGAGAAACTTTATAACTGGTTCAATTATTGAATATCCAGTTGGTTTTGGCCCTGATACTATGAGTGTTATTAATCCAATTAAAGAAACAAGCAGTATAAATAATACAGTCTTAACAACTCTTGATGAAATAGGTGCAAGAATTACACAACCTTCAGATGAATTAACATTAGGTTATTTACCAAGTGGTGCTGCGGTAGGAAGTGGTATTGAACTAACTTACGATGAACATTTAGATCTTATTGAAGAAACTGCTTTTGCAAAAATAAATGGTATGACTATGGTTAGGGCTTTACATAACCGTATCCAACAAAAAGATTTTCAAGCTTTAATGAAAAGTGTAAGAGGTGAAATGATTGAACAAAATAATATGGATGTAGAAGTTCAAGCACAAGAAGCTAATCGTGACCTAGCAGAAGATATTTTAAGAGATATTATAAACGTATATAAAAAAGCTGGAAAACAATTATGGTTACAAAAAAATCCAGAACGTGCATTAGAATATTCAAATGTACAAGCTCTTATTAAACAAGAAGCAATCAATGACAATCTTGAAGCTTTAAAATCTCTTCCATCTTTATCTGATTAATCATGGCTACCAATTCAGCAAACACAAGTACAAGTCATACTGGTAACGGATCTGCTGGTCCGTTTTCTATATCTTTTGCATACGTTGGAGAAATAGATGTTGATGTATTTGTCGGTGGTGTTTTAAAAACTAACAACACACACTATACATTTACTAGTGCTACCCAAATAACTTTTACTAGCGGTAATGAACCAGCAAATGGAGCTACAATATTAATTCAAAGAAATACTGAGATAGGTTCTGCACAAGTTGATTTTACAGATGGTAGCGTCCTTACTGAAACAGATTTAGATACAAATACAAAACAATTATTATTTGGAATACAAGAACTTACTGATGACTATGTAAAAAGAGATGGAACACAAACCATAAAAGCTAATCTTGTATTTGAAGGTGCTACTGATGACGGAAATGAAACTACATTAGCTATAACAGATCCTACTGCTGATAGAACAATTACCTTACCTGACACTACAGGAACAGTTGTTACAACAGGTGATTCGGGAACTGTTACATCAACAATGATTGCCAATGGAACTATTGTTGATGCTGATGTAAATGCTAGTGCAGCTATATCTGGAACAAAATTACAAGCAGCTTCTACATCAAATCCTGGAAGTATGTCTTCTAGTGATAAAACAAAATTAGATGGTATAGAAGCTTCTGCTACAGCAGATCAAACTGCTGCTGAAATTAGAACACTGGTTGAATCAGCAACAGATTCTAATGTATTTACAGATGCTGACCATAGCAAACTAAATGCTATAGAAGCAGGTGCTACTGGTGATCAAACTAATGCAGAAATTAGAGCAGCAGTAGAAGCAGCAACTGATAGTAATGTCTTTACTGATGCTGATCATACAAAGTTAAATGGCATAGAAACCAATGCTGATGTTACAGATGCAACTAACGTAGATGCTGCTGGTGCAGTAATGAATAGTGATTTAAGTACTAAAGGTCAGATATTGGTTGGAGATGGTGCAGGTGATCCTACTGCACTTCCTGTTGGCACAAACAACTATGTATTAGTTGCAGATAGCAATGAAGCTACAGGTGTCAAATGGGCTACAGTGCCGGCAGGTAGTGGTATGAGTAACCTAGTTGAGGACACTACTCCACAATTAGGTGGTAATTTAGATGTTCAAGCTAGTGAGATTAACACAAGTACAACTAATGGCAATATTAAATTAAATCCTAATGGTACTGGTGTCGTAGAAATCAAAGGTGATGGTAGTAGTGCTGATGGAACTTTACAACTTAATTGTTCACAAAATACTCATGGTGTAAAAATTAAATCACCAGCCCATAGTGCAAGTGCAAGTTATACGCTAACTTTGCCTGTTAATGTTGTTAACGGTCAGTTTTTAAAAACAGATACAAATGGAGTTTTAAGTTGGGCTGCTGTTGATCTAACTGCTTTAAGTGCATCTAACTTAACCTCTGGAACAGTGCCAGATGCTAGATTTCCAGCTACTTTACCAGCAGCAAGTGGAACAAATCTTACGAATTTACCGTCTGGTAATTTAACAGGAGCATTACCTGCAATATCAGGAGCATCTTTAACATCTCTAAATGCTAGTAATTTAGGTAGTGGAACAATTCCTGATGCTAGATTCCCTGCTACTTTACCTGCTGCAAGTGCAACAAATTTAACAGCAATACCAGCCGCCAACATTACAGGCACTTTACCTGCTATTTCAGCGGCTAATTTAACAAATATCCCTGCTGCAAATATCACTGGTACTTTACCAGCAATCTCAGCTACAAATCTAACTAATATACCTGCTGCTAATATTACTGGCACATTGCCAGCTATTGATGGATCTAATCTTACTGGTATAACAGCAGGTGCGCAGGGTGGTGGAGGAGAATCTATATTTTTTGAAAGTGAAAATTCTATGGATAGTGATTACACAATTTCTTCAAATCATAACGCTTTAGTTGCTGGCCCTTTAACAATTAATGCTACACTAACTATAAATAGTCCTTCAGTTGTAACGATTCCATAATGGCAATAGCAATCAACGGATCATCAAATACTATAACAGGATTAGCAGTAGGCGGTTTACCTGATGGAACAGTAGATCGTGATACTTTAGCAGCACAGGCTAAAGGAAGTATTCTTCAAGTTCTTAATTATAATACAAGTTCTGAAGTAAGCTCAACCAGTGGTAGTTTTGTTGATACTGGCTTAAGCGGAGCAATAACAACTACAGGAAGTAATAAAGTTTTAGTAATTGTAAGTCAATTCTATCGGCATATTAGAACAACGAGTTCGGCAGGGGGAGGATTTAGAGTTTTAAGAGGATCTACTGTTATTGAAACTGATCCAACTAATTCTTCTGGTCTACCTTTTGGGCAGTTTCTTTATATAAATGGTGCTTCAGAAATAAATATTTATGGAAGATATTGTATCGAAGTTTTAGATACTCCTAGTGCTGGTACTCATACTTATAAAACACAAATGGCTCCTAACAGTACTGCTAATAGTGCCCAAGTAAGAGCGCAATATAATGCAGGTGGAGAAAATGCCAAATCGTATTTAACACTTATGGAGGTAGCAGCATAATGGCAAGTATTAAATTAAAACATACATCAGGAAACGGCACTATTTTACATAGTCCAGCAGCTAATCCTAGCTCTGACATTACTTTAAAATTACCATCTACAACTGGATCTGCTGGTCAGGTTTTAAAAATTGCAAGTGCAAACCACAGTTCAACAAATGCAGAACTTGAGTTTGGTGCTGATGTAGGAGGAAAGTTATTACAAGTTGTTAGTCATGTAAAGACAGGCGGAAATTTTACAACTACATCTACAAGTAATGTAGACGTAACTGGTATGAGCAAAGCTATTACTCCTACAGCAGCAAGCAGTAAAATAAAAGTTACTATGAGTTTTGATGCTGATATTGATAATTCATCAAATAATACTAGCGTTGCATTTTTTATTATTGATAGACAAGTTGCAAGTGGTTCATTTTCTGAAATTGCAGGAATAGCACTTGGAGGTAATAGTATTGGCACAGGTAATTTTTATAATAGTACTGCGATAATTTATCTTGATTCGCCATCTTATAGCCTTGGTGATGCAATAACTTATAAAATGAAAACTCTGCTTCTTTCTTCAGGAGCTACTATAAGTGTTTCTCAATCAAATGTACCAAGAACATCAAGTATAATTTTGGAGGAGATCGCAGCATGATTTATACAAAAGCTAAAGCACTAGCAAATTTAAAACCTAATAAACAATTTAGTTGGAGTGGTGATGAATATTCTGGTTTAACATGGCTTGAAAGCGAAACAAAACCAACTGAAGCTGAGATTGATGCAGAATTTACGAGGCTTACAAATGCTGAACCTATGAGATTATTAAGAGTTGAACGAGATAAATTATTGGCAGCTTGTGATTGGAGAGCTAGTTCTGACTTAACGCTTTCAGATGCTTGGAAAACATATCGTCAAAATTTGCGTGATTTACCAGCTAGTGCATCGCCTAAACTTGATGCAAGTGGTAATCTAGATATAACATCTGTTACTTTTCCTACTGAACCTAGTTAATTATGCCTTACGACCATGACGCCATATATGAGGCTTACAAATCTGAAAGCAAGCCTGTTGTAAGAATAGATGATGAAACAGGAGCATTTGATTCTGATGGCAACAAAGTTGAGCTAGATGATACAAAGATAGCTGCGGCTCGTAAAAGCCTTGATGATGCTGCTGCTCTTGTGGCTTATAAATTAAAAAGAACTGGAGCTGATGGTACAACAGACACCATATATGACACAATCGGTAATCAGTTAGATATGCTGTTTCATGCGATAGATGCTGACTCTGATTTAAAAACAAAGTTTGCAACTTGGCATACTCATATTGCTGCTGTTAAAGCTAAATATCCTAAATCATGAGTAGAGTAATTGCTAACGCCTACAGGCACACTGCAGCTTCTTCAGATGCAATCACACTAGATTCTTCTGGTAATGTTACTTTTCCTGCAAATGCGACTTGCTCTGGAACAGCTACAGGATTTGGTGGTGGAAAAGTTGTTCAGTTTAAATCCACAACAAGAACTACTATATTTTCAGAAAATGTTGCTGAAGCTACTTTCACTGCTGCGGCAATGTCTGTAGATATAACACCTTCAAGTGCAAGTAATAAAATCCTTGTAAGAGTAATTGCGACAGTAAGTGCGCAAACTGAACAAAGATATGGTATTGGTATTTTTAAAGATGGTTCAATATTAGTACAAGGTGATGCTAGTGGTAATCGTACTAGAGTTACTGGGCAGGGTCATATGACAGATGGCAACCAAAGAGCTACAACAATCGCAGCAGAATTTGAAGATACTGCTGGAGGAACAAGTCAAATTACTTACGATGTAAGACTTATGCATGCTGTCGGGAGTTCAATAGATATATATCTAAACAGAACAGGTTTAGACCATAACTCAGCAGGGTATTTTCGTAGTGTTTCAACAATTTCAGCAATGGAGATGACACCTTAATTAACCTTTTAATGATATTTGGGTTTATAAAAAAGCTAATAAAATACTACGTTGATAAAGTAATTACTTGGTTACGGATGCGAAGATTTAATTTTGAACTAGATAATGATATAAAAAAATATCACGAAGAATTAGATAAAAAAATAAAAAAACCAAAGATTATAGAAACTGGTAAATTTGGAGAAGAAGGCTGGTCTATTTCTATTGGAGATGTAAAAGATGGAGATTAATTTACCACATCTACCAGACACAAATAATGTTCTTGTACCACCTAATACAATATTCTATCCACCTGTGGCAGAGATTCCATATC